TGGTCATCCATCTCTAAGATGGAGCCGGGCTCATACACCGTAACATGGTCCGTCTTGTCGCGGAAAATCTTCTTTACAATCAGTCTCATGTTTCACATCATTTTAAGGTTGCGCTAATTCCTGGCCGACAACCACGGTCTTCGTAACACTCGTGCCGGCAATGCCGATGGTTACATTGGCATAACGCATCGCCTCCGCGTTCTCAGTGAAGGGGTAAGCCTCACGGGTAAACGTCACCTTGTTGCCGCTCACGGATACAGTCAGCCATGACGCATCGCTCTCAGCTGTAACACCCGCACCGTTGCTCGTCGCGTATGTACGGACGTTGCTGCCTGCTGTCGAAGGCACAGTCAGTTCGGCGTCACCGGAGATGGTGGGCAAACCACTCGTCTCATAGCCGCTCATAATCACACCGCCCGCATCAGCCTTCTTAGGCATGCAAACGAAGTAGTGGCGGAAGTTGATCTTGTTTCTCTGATACTCGGGGTCAGTACCCGCCTCGCTGTAATACATCTTCGTACTTCCAGTGGCCTTGAACACGCGAGGAACGTAGAACGCAAAGCTGCACTGGAACTCACCGGTATCGGCACTCGCACCGACAGCTTTCTTCTGCCCCGACGTGGTGTAAATCGGATTGTTCGCGAACTCGTAGATGTCAAAACCGTACTGACGACCTACCGTACCGTTGCCGCGGTCGATGTTGTACTGTTCCTTGAAGCGCTGGTCGGTCTCCAGCAGGTCGTTCACGTGGTCCGTGCAAAGCACCAGACGGCGACCGTCTGCAGGGACTTTCAGTTTATCAAGCGCACGCTTCAGGTTGATAACGTCCTGCATGCACAGCTTGATACGGCCCGTGTCTGCGTCACGCGCACCAGTCGTAACAAGAACCGGAGTGGTGGAACCGTTCTGCTGCGCACAAAGGGCATGAGCAGCCTTCTGGAACTTCGATACGTTGATGGCATTGCCGTGGCTCTCCTTAACACGCGACATCTTGTCGTAACTGATGGCATAGAGCTCATCGTCGGTCACGGGAGTAACCTTCGTCTGGAACTTGTCAAGCTGAACGGCAATGTCATCATCGTCCAAAGCCTGCAAGGGAATCGGATAGGTAGTGTTGTTGATCAGTACGTCAGGGTCAACACCGACCTCCACAAGGTGAATCACGTCGTTGTTCACAATACTCGAAGAGTCTGGAATACCGTCAAGCCAGGTGGCCTCCAGACCACGGCGAAGGAACTTCACCAGCTCGCCCGTCCAAATCTCGGTATAGACTCCGGCACCTAAGGCACCAGAGGGGAACACGTTGCCGACAGTGGCGGCAAACACATTCAAGCCGATGGCACCCACCGTTGGGGATACACCGACCATGGCAGCAAGAGCGCCGCCCATCAAGCAGTTCAACAGAACCGCAACGATCATTCCAATAAATCGAATCATTGTCTTTGTTTTAGTTGGTTTTTAAATATTCTCTCGTCTCGTTTAGTATGTTGCGACTGTGTCGCAACCATTAAATCTCACATTCAATGCCGTACTCGGCCTTGTACAGCTTCTTGTACTGAGCAGGGTTATCCTCACGCAGCTTCGCCAGCTCGTCGCTCGGCACGTCACTCAGCTTCTTGTACTCAGCATGGCCACCCGCTGGGGCACCGCCACCTGTCACGATGTTGCTCAGCTTCACCTGGGGCGACATGGCGTCGAAGGTCTGCTTCAACTCGTCGGCACCGATTTTCTTGCCGAGATCCAGGAACTGCTGTTTCTTGTCCTCGCCGATCTTTTTCTCCGCTATCGCAGAGTTTACAAGGGTTTCAATACGTGCGGCACGCAGCGTGTCGCGTTCCTGGCGCAGGGTCTCCGCCTCTGCACCTTCTGCCTTCAGCTTTGCCAACTTCTCATTGATGGCGGATTCGTCGGCATCCTTGGGCAAGCCCAACTCAAGGGCTAACTTCTCTTGATCCATTTGATTTGGTTTTTGGTTTTTGTTGTTATTAATATGCAACAGCGGCAACACTCGAGCCGCGTCTTTGCCTAACTCTATGCGCTGACCGTCCTTCTGCAGAACGATCGCATCGTCATTCGCACCGATGTCAACAAGCGACACCTCAAACAGTTTGCTTTTGCTGATGGTCGGACTGGTCTGACCCTGCACCAAATGCTTTGGGTCTTCACTCAGCTCCAGAATGTCGATACCGACACTCACCATCTTCAGGCTGCCGAACTCCCACTGCTTCTTGCAGCGCTGACTCAGTTCCGTGGCCTCGTCAAACATCAGTTCGCCAGTCACCTCGTCACCTTCCACCTTCAAGTCTTTCACGTAGCCGATAACCTGACCACGCTCGTGCATATAAAGTAGTACGGGGTTCCTGTTGTACTGCTCAACGTCCATGCCGGTCGTAAGTACACGCGTGCCGTAGCTGTTCAGGCGCTCGTTGCTGATTCTCACTCGTTTTGTCTTGCTCATTTTTTTCCAGTTCTTTTACGATGTTTCTACCGCAAAGATGAGGGCTTCAGACAATCCCGCAAAAAAAGTGTGAAACCGTTGCACACTTCTCTGAAACCATTGCACACTTTTTTCCTGCACCACCTGAAAATAACCACTTTTGCAGCAAGAACAATCGCGTATGTTGCGACTATGTCGCAACTGAAACAAATAAAAAGAACAATGACAAAACAAGAAAAGACAACGAAGAGAGAGGCAAACGGAACTGGTTCCGAATTGCCCGAACGCACCAGGCTTTCGCGAGAGCAAAAGACAACGAAGAGAGAGGCAAACGGAACTGGTTCCGAATTGCCCGAACGCACCAGACTTTCGCGAGAGCAAAAGACAAGGAAAAAGACACTCGGACGATCACTGTACATGTCCGGCATGGAACTTACAGAGATTGCAGACCAACTGGGCGTGTCACGACAGTCTGTCTCCAAATGGTGCAGCAACGACGGATGGAAGGAGGCACGTGCAGCAAAGAACATCTCACGGCCCGAACTCGTCAACAAACTGCTACTCGCCATCGACAACCTCATCGCGCAGGTCAATGCGTCAGGCGACCCCGAAGCCATCGGAGCACTCGCAGACAAACTCTCGAAACTATCATCCACCATCGAGAAACTCGACAAGAAAGCAAACGTCATCGATGCCATAGAGGTATTCATGGCATTCAACCGGTGGATTCAGGACCAGGCATGCTACGACCCCGAAATCACACCCGAACTCATCAAGGCAATCAACAAGTACCAGAACAAGTTCCTCATGGAAAAGATGGCATCGCCGTCTGCACTATAGCATCTATAAATTCTATAGCATCTATTCACTTCTATGGCGACAATCTCAGAATTCAGGAAAATACAGGAGGAGTGGCGCGAACATTGCCGGCAGATACAGAACCTGACCGACACAAAAAGTCTCGTCCGCGAGAATGCCACACAGAAGGAGCAGCGCATACGCCGCCTCCAGCGCGACTATGCCGCATTCTGTGAGTATTACTTTCCGCATTTCCTCACACTCCGCGACAAGGTGACAGGCGAAGCCATACGAACCATACACAACGCGCCGTTCCACAATGCCGCTGCCACGAAGGTTAAGAACACGCCTAACCTGAAAGCGGTCTTCAAGTGGCCGCGTGGTCACGCTAAGTCCACACACTTCGACATCTTCATGCCGCTCTGGTTGATGTTCCAACCGAAGCGGCTCATCAATTTCATGGTGATTGTCGGAAAGTCTGAGGACAGTGCCGACCGACTGCTGGGTGACATCCAGGCGGAGCTCCAGTATAACAAGCGCATCATTGCCGACTTCGGAAAACAGATGTCAATCGGCAACTGGACCGAAGGGGAGTTCACCACAAAGGACGGCGTGTATTTCCTGGCTTGTGGTCGCGGGCAATCACCGCGTGGTCTCCGAAAGCGTGAGTCACGACCGGACTACATCGTCATCGACGACCTCGACGATGACGAACTCTGCCGCAACGAGCGACGTGTCAGGGAACTCACCGACTGGGTGAAAGAAGCACTCTTCGGAGCACTTGACGTGGGACGTGGCCGTTTCCTCATGGTAGGCAACCTTATCTCCAAAACCTCCGTGCTGGCGAACATCTGCGCCACGAAAGGCGTTCATGTCTCAACGGTATATGCCGTTGACAACGACGGCAACCCCGTATGGAAAGAGAAATGGACAAAGGAGGAGGCACGTGAGTACATGGAGTTCGTGGGCTATCGTGCCTGGAACAAGGAGATGATGCACAACCCTATCGTCGAGGGAACAGTATTCCACCAGGAGTGGATACGCTGGGCCAAGCGTCCGGCATGGAAGGACTTCACCGAGTTTGTACTGTACATCGACCCGTCATGGAAAAGCAAGAAGTCAAACGATACGAAAGCCGCCAAACTATGGGCGAAGCACAAGACACACCTGTGGCACCTCCGCGCTTTCGTGCGCAAGGCATCGCTCGCCGAAATGGTACGATGGTGCTACGACCTCTACGAGTGGAGCCTGGACGTGGGTATCTCCATCCGATTCGCAATGGAGGCATCCTTCATGCAGGACATACTCCTCGATGAGTTCACTACAGAGGGAAACCTCCGAGGCTACCAGCTGCCCATCACGGGCGACACACGAAAGAAACCGGACAAGTTCCAGCGAATAGAAGCCATCAGCCCGCTCTGGGAACGCGGATTCGTGTTCTACGACCTTGCACAGAAGGAAGACCCCGACATGCAGGCAGGACTCGAGCAGCTGCTGGCATTCGAAAAAGGTATGTCAGGCAACGACGACGCACCGGACGCCGACGAGGGAGCCATCTATATACTCCAGAAGAGCACAAGACAACAAACCTATAAACCGAGGTTCGGAAAAAGACCAACCTCTAAAAACTTATGGTAGTTCACTATGCTGAGACATCGTCGCAGCACAAATAGAAAAAACATGTTACAACTGATTAAGCAACTCATCTTCAGCATCCGCTTCAGGCAAGCCGTCAAAAAGGCAGACCGCCTGCAACACATCACGCACCGAAAATATATGGTGCTGGTCATTAACCGACGCCTCGAAGTCCTCTCCAAGCAGGAACTCAAAAAGTTCATAGCCGGTGGGGTGTTCCGGAAAGGTACCACCACACGCGACATTGAAGCAAAGGCGCTTTACATAACACTCTAAACTTCTGGCTATGTTTGTAACAGATCAAGACTATAAAATCGTCATCGGCGACCAGGCGCTGAAGGTGGTCTCGCAGGTCAGCCTGGAGAACCGCGCCAATGCCGAGACCGAAGCCGTCGAGGAAATCAGCGGCTACCTCAGACCCAAATACGACACCGAAGCCGTCTTCTCGGCAACGGGAACAGGACGAAACAGACTCGTGGTCATGTACACCTGCGACATCGCCCTCTACCACATGGCAGCCAGCGCACCGCAGAAAATGGGAATGGAGATACGAAAGGAACGCTACGAGCGGGCAGTCAAATGGCTCGAGGGAGTACAGTCCGGAAAAATCGTTCCCGACCTGCCGCTCGCTACAGACGAGGACGGAAACGCAACAGGGCTGCCGTTCACCTATGGATCGCAAAAACCGCTACGGCATAATTGGTGAGCAAATGAGAGCAGAGACAATATTTATTTTGGCTATGCAGAATGCAGCCAACAATCAACAAGGTTAATTGGTAACACAATGGGAAAGAGCAAAAAAAACAACAAGAATAAAACAACCGTGCAGACGCCGTTTGGTACCGTCCGGCTGGCACGAAAGGATGCACCGAAAGTGCGCAAGGTCGTCATGCAGCTCCAGAGAACCACCGACTCGCTCACACGAAAGGACATCGGCGACTGGCGAATGGCATGGCAACTCGCCATAAACATAGACAGCCCAAACCGGCAGCGTCTCTATGACATCTACCGCGACGTCGAGGTGGACCTCCACCTATCGGGCTGCATACAGCAGCGAGAAGGCTTCGTGCTCTCACGTTCGTTCAAGCTGGTCAACGAGAAAGGAGACGAGGACAAGGAGGCAGTCAACTATTTCAACACATCCTGGTTCAAGCTGCTCATGAAGCTCGCACTCGACGCAAACTACTGGGGACACTCGCTCATCGAACTGGGAAACATCACCAACGACATCAACGGAAGGCAGACATACGACGGCGTGAAGCTCATACCCCGTAAGCATGTCATTCCGGAATATCACCGTGTCATCACAGACCTGGGACAGGACTGGCACACGGGCATCGACTACCGTGAGCCGCCCTTCGCCGACTGGCTCATCGAGGTGGGACAGCCGGATAGCCTCGGGCTCTACCTCAAGGCGGCAACACAGACCATACCAAAAAAGAACGCACTGGCGTTCTGGGATACCTTCGCCGAAATCTTCGGTATGCCCATGAGAATCGCCAGGACAACAACACGCGACGAGAAAGAGCGCAAGAAGATAGAAGACATGCTCGAGAAGTCCGGACTCGCAGGATACATGCTCGCCGACCAGGGAACGGAACTGGAGTTCGTAGAGTCATCAAAGGGCGATGCGTTCAACGTCTATGACCGTCGCATCGACCGGGCTAACTCTGAACTCTCAAAACTCATCATAGGGCAGACCATGACCATAGAGGACGGATCAAGCCTCTCACAGTCCGAAACACACCTCGAAGTCTTCCAGAACCTCGTCGAGGCAGACTGCGACAACATACGCGACATGGTCAACAACCAGCTCATACCCCACATGATACGGCACGGCTTCCCGCTCACAGGAATACACTTCGACTGGGACTACAGCGTGGACTACACACCAGAGCAGCAGGCAGCATACGAACAACTCGTACTCAACAACTACGAGGTGGACCCTGCATACTTCTCCGAGAAATACAACATGCCTGTAGGGGAACGTAGGCAGATGCTGCCGCCTGTCGCGCCACCAGAGCCGCCACAGGACGATGAAGACCCCAAAGGCAATAAAACGCCCAAGCCGGACAAAAAGACGCGACAGGAACAAAACAATCGTGCCAGCGAGAGCCATCAAGTTCGCTTGAATGGCCGAGTGCAGCCGATTGAAGGCGAAGCCAATGCGCGCCCTTTTTTCGACTGAGCCCCAGTGATTACCTGGGGCTGCACGAACGCTATGCCCGAATCCTTGCGGACGGCGGTTTCCCCGTCGCCACTTTCGCCCGTGAGGACGAGATACGTCAGGAACTCTCGCGCCTGTTCGAGGGAATGATGAAGACACTCTACAAGGAGCAGGGGTCACAGTTCCGCATAGAGTTGCTCGAGACACCAAAAATGCAGGAGTTCATAGATACTCATGCCTCCGCACTCGATTCCTCTTTCCGGCAGGTGAAGATGTCCGATGCCATGCGACAGCGACTGCAACGTTCAAACTACATCTTCTCCGGCATGAAGACGTTCCACGAACTCAATGAGGCATTCCCTTCACTCATCGACGAGAACGGCAACAGAAAGCCTTTCGAACAGTTTTTGAATGACGTTCAGAAGATAGACCGTACCTACAACCGCAACTATCTCCGCGCAGAATACAACTTCTGTCAGGCTTCGGCTGACATGGCTGCCAAGTGGGAGGAGTTCATGCAGGACGGCGACCGATACAATCTACAATACCGAACAGCACACGACGACCGAGTGCGTCCGGAACACGCAGCGCTCGACCGCGTCACGTTGCCCATCACAGACCCGTTCTGGCAGGAGTATTACCCACCCAACGGTTGGAACTGCCGATGCACAGTCGTACAGGTGCGCAAGTCAAAGTACCCCGTGACACCACACGACGAGGCAATGGCGCTCGGTGAGGAGGCTACAGGGAAAGACACAAAAGGCATCTTCCACTTCAATCCTGGCATAGAGCAGAAGACTTTCCCTGACTATAATCCCTACACCATACGTCGATGCCGGGACTGCGATATTGCTAAAGGGAACGGTGCAGGCAGCCCATTAAGCCTATCACGCCCATTCATTCCAGAAAACGAACTATGTGCTGCGTGTCGGCTATTGCACGGACGTTTTGAGCAAATCGGCGAGAAACGGCAAGAGGGGAATGGAACTGTTACCATCCACACACTGATAAATCGCAATGATAGCGATTTCAACAAGCTAAATGATATTGCAACTTTCTTTGCAAGGGAACATGGGGCTGAGGTGATACTGACACCCAAAATGTCTCGTCCACCAAAGTTCCAGTACGAGTGTGTCTATGGTTCTCTTGTCGGCACTAAGTACGAAGGAAAATGTCCAGACCTCTGCATCAACGGTGTTTGGTATGAGCATGAAGGGTTCGTATCTGACAAACCTAAACGTGCATTTTCCAATATGCTAAATCATGGTCTAAGGCAATCAAGCCGCATCATAATAGACAGACCAAATCTAACTGATGCATATATGAAGCGTAATATAAACCAACGAGTAAAAGAGGGACAGATAATAGATGAGATCTGGATAAATGATGATTCTGGCATTAGATTGTTCTATAAAAAAGTTTGAGGAATGATTGCTCATTCCTCATTCTGCAACGAATCGGTAGTCATTAGCTACGGAATCGTTGATGCAAAAATACAAAAAAAACCGCAGTTTCCAAACAAAATAGCGGATTTTTTCATTGTAAAGCTTTTTTCTTACGTTTTTTTTAGTTAAAGATTTTGGTTACAAAGCAAAAATGTAATGTCCCTTTAACTATGATATTTTTTCTTTGACTATTGCATCCTCTATGTCTGTATGCAAATCATGAATCCTACGGAAATTATATATCTCATACAGCAATGACATAGCATTCACAAATATACAAAAAAATCCGCAACCTACAAACAAGTTTGCGGACTTTTTTCAAATTCCTCACTAACTCTCCTTCTGATGCACCTTTACATGGCAGTCATGGCAAAGAAGAACCAGGTTCTTCGTCTGCAACGCCAGTCCGGGGTTCTGGCTCACCGGCACCAAGTGGTGTATCTCCAATGCCTCCAGGGCAAAGTGCTTGCCGCAAAGCTCACAGCAGCCGCCACGCATCTGGTAGAGAAGCCGTTTCTTCCGGAGAAGAGCATTACGTCGATTGCGCAGCTGCTCGTCTATCGTACGTCTGCGCTTCATCCGAACGTTCGAAATGTAGAAATAAAGACCGAAAAGTCTGAAACTCTTGAATATCTCCATTGTCATTATCNCGATTTAATTGCCACGCATTGGTAACTCTCAATGTTCTCAATAATATCCTCATGATTGTGGTTCGTGCTGCTTCCCACAAGGTCAAACTCCAGAAACGTCTTGCCTCTCCTGCAAGCCAACTGAAGGTGTATCGCCTCCAGTAAGTCGAACACCTTCAGACCCTGTTCACGGAACTCACTATCTGCAGAACTGCTGCCCTGCCAGTCCGTCACCACATGAAGGTGTACTATCGGCTCTGCACGATATTCCGCTCCAGGCTGTATGGCATTCCACTGGATGGGCTG